AAGCTAATGTTATGTCAACCATGCAAGCAGGCACTGGAGTGGGTATCGATTCTGCCAGCGGTACACTTTCTATTGGTCAGGCTGTAGGAACAACTGACTCAGTAACATTTGCTGGTTTATACTCTTCAGGTAACGTAGTTCTTGGTGGTAACCTTACAGTTAACGGAACAACTACAACAGTTAATGCAACAAATAGTTTAATTGCTGATCCTTTGATTGAATTGAATACAGGTGCAGGTTCGAATGCCAACGATCTTGGATTTGTATTTGAACGTGGTTCAACTGGAGATAACGCAGCATTAATTTGGGATGAGTCAGAAGACAAGTTTAAGATAGGTACAACCACTGCGACCGGTGCTTCAACTGGCAATATGACAGTTACAACAGGATCCTTAATAGCCAATCTTGTTGGTAACGTAACAGGTAACGTATCTGGTTCGGCTGGTTCTGCAACTGGTAACGCTGCTACTGCAACAGCATTAGCAACCGCTAGAGCAATTGCTCTCAGTGGCGATGTTGTTGGTACTGCAGACTTTGATGGTACTGCGGGTATCAGTATTAGCACCACAATACAAGCAAATAGTGTTGCTCTTGGAACTGATACAACTGGTAACTATGTTGGTACGATTACTGGTGGAACAGGCATTACTTCAAGTGGAGCAACTTCTGGTGAAGGTATCGCTCATACGATTTCAATAACAGCTGGATCAATTAGTTCAACTCAACTGGCCAGTGCTTCTACTTTGACAATTAAGAATACTTCTGGAACTGTACTCAAGACAGTAATTGGAGCCGGTAGCTAATGGCTAATCCTAACTCTAGGACAACTCTGATCGATTACTGTAAGCGCCGACTCGGTGACCCAGTTATCGAGATCAACGTTGATGAAGATCAAGTTGAAGATAGAGTTGACGAAGCAATACAGTATTATCAAGAGTTTCATTCTGATGCGACTTATCGTGGATATTTGCAACATCAATTAACATCTACTGATATTACGAATAAGTATGTCGAAGTTACTAATGATGTTCACTTTGTTTCTAGAGTGTTTCCATTTATCTCAAGTACTACATCATCGAAAAGCTTATTCAATCTTCGATACCAAATGCACTTATCAGAATTAACTGATATGTCTCAGTTTGCTGGTGATATTGCTTATTACGAACAAATCCAACAATATCTTTCTCTTCTTGACCAAACACTCAATGGCCAAGCGATGGTTGATTTTTCTCGTAAACAAAACAGAATTTATATTCATGGCCATATTGAAGACTTAGATATTACGGCTGGAGATTATCTTGTAGCCGAAGTCTATTATACTGTGGCTCCAAATACTCACACATCGGTTTATAACGACATGTGGCTAAAAGAATATACAACTGCGCTGATTAAGCAACAATGGGGTATGAATCTAATGAAATTTGAGGGAATGCAACTTCCCGGCGGTGTTATTCTAAATGGTAGACAACTTTTTGATGATGCGACCGGCGAAATTCAGGATCTCAGAGAAAGGATTAGACTAGAACACGAAATGCCAGCTGATTTCTTTGTGGGGTAATAAATGGCTCGAAATTTATACATTAGAGACAACGTAAGGTCTGAGCAAAACCTATACGAAGATATCGTTATTGAGTCTCTCAAAATCTATGGGCAAGACGTGTTTTATCTTCCTCGAGATACTGTCTATGAAGACAGAGTCTTTGGAGATGAGATTCCTGCGCGCTATAATTCAAGCTATAAAATAGAAATGTATATCGATAACCTTGAAGGATTCGACGGAGAAGGAGATTTATTTACTCGCTTCGGAGTTGAAATCCGCGATGAGGCTACTTTTGTTGTGTCTAGGCGTAGATGGCGTAGCACTATTAGTATGTTTGATAACGAGATCAATAGTGAAAGACCAAGAGAAGGTGATCTCATTTATCTTCCACTTTCTAATTCTATGTTTCAAATCACGCATGTCGAGCATGAAACACCGTTCTATCAATTAGCGAATCTTCCAGTTTATAAATGCAGAGCACAACTCTTTGAATATAACGATGAAGACTTTGATACAAGTGTTGATGTTATTGATGATATTGAGCGGCAAGGTGCTTATCAATATACTCTTACACTCGACTCGGCAAGTGCGTATACTTTACCGGGTCAAACAGTATCACAGACTCTTTCAAGTGGAGTGACTATTAGCGGCGAAGTAATTCGATATTCTGATAGCGATGGAATTCTATACGTTGGCCACGTCGGTTCAGACGATGGATTATACCACAACTTCTACGTATCTGATTCTGCAGGATCTAAACTTACGATTAGTGGTAGAACTAACCTTGCGATTGGTGATTCTGATCTTACAGTCACTGCAATAGGCGAAGTCAATACTATATCAGAAAACGAACAAAATGCTGATTTTGGCGCAGCCGGAGATGATTTCCTCGACTTTAGTGAAGCAAATCCGTTTGGTGATATATCGGGGAATGACTAATGGCAGATGATTTTTTTGATTTTGGTTTCACGGCAGTTGACGAAGATGAACTGCAATCTGTACAAGACGCACAAAAAGTTGTTGGTGATACTCAAGTTGAAGCTAAAACAACACAAGAAAAACTGGATAAATTATATAACGCGGTTGTACCTTTATTGAACAACTTAAAGAAAAACCCAGAAAAGGAGTATATCCTCTGGCCTGATAGATTAACGAAAGTTGAAGCTTTTGAAGATCATTTGCAAAAGATATATAAAAGCTAATGTTTGGTGGGCACTTTTATCACGAAAAGACTAGAAAGGCAGTTGCTATCTTTGGCAAACTGTTTAATAACATCTATGTGCTTCGTAAAGACGGCAGTGGAAATGGAACGTCTCAAGTAAAAGTTCCTCTTGCTTATGCGCCAAAATCAAAATATCTAGATAGAATTCGTGAAAATCCTGACCTTGATACAAATACAAAGGTTGCAATTAAATTACCACGAATGTCTTTTGAAATTACAGCTATCACGTATGATAATCAAAGACAAATTTCTAAGATTAATAACATCTCGAAGTTTGGTACTGACGTTAGTAATAGAAATAAGATTTTTACTGGTGTTCCGTATTTCTTATCATTTCAATTAAACATATACGCAAAAACTCAAGATGATGCTCTTCAAATGGTTGAGCAAATCTTACCAACTTTTAATCCTCAGTATACTGTAACAATGAGACCCTTTCCTGAGTTTACTGACATTAAAGAAGATGTTCCTATTACAATCACAGGCGTAAGTTTTCAAGATGATTTTGAATCAGAGCTCGGAGCTCGTAGAACAATCCTCTATACTCTTGATTTCGAAATGAGAGTTACCTATTATAGAAGTATTGGTACTTCGGCTGTTATTCGCGATTCAAGAGCTAAGATCTTTGGAATTCAAAATGGTCTTGCTGATTCAGACATGAGACTAGAAACATTGAGAGTTACTCCTGACTCAGATGGTATAAATATACTTTACGATTCAGACTTTGGATTTACAACTACGTTCTATGGAGCGGACAGCGATGCCCCATGATAAAGATAATGCTAAGAATGATTACGATTATTCTCGTGAAACATACTATGAATTAATTGAAAAGGGTAAAGACGCTCTTGAAAGTATGATTGAAGTAGCTAGAGAATCAGAACATCCTCGAGCTTACGAAGTATTAGCCACTCTAATTAAAAATGTTTCAGACGTTAACGACAAGCTAATGGACGTTAATAAGAAACAAAAAGATCTTGACCAAAAGGATGAAGTAAAGCAAGTTGAAAATCAGCAAAACAATTTCTATTTAGGATCTACTGCCGATGTTCAACGAATGCTTCAAGGTGATATAATTGATGTTGAACCCACTAAAGACGTACTTAGGGAATCCTAATCTTAAGCGAGACGGTGTTCAAGAACAATGGACTCCTGAAAAGCTTAGAGAATATAAGAGATGTATGGATGATCCTGTATATTTCGCTGAGACGTATATAAAAGTAATTTCACTTGATCAAGGTTTAGTATCATTTAAGCTATATCCTTATCAACAAGACATGTTTGAGCATTTTAATGAGCATCGGTTTAACATTGTACTGGCTTGCAGACAATCGGGAAAATCAATATCCGCGTGTGCCTACCTGCTCTGGTATGCGCTGTTTCATCCGGAAAAAACTGTTGCAATCCTCGCAAACAAAGGAGCCACTGCCAGGGAAATGCTCGGCAGGATCACGCTTATGCTGGAGAACTTACCGTTCTTTCTTCAACCCGGATCAAAAGCTGTCAACAAAGGCTCTCTTGAGTTTGCTAATAATTCTCGAATCATTACTGCTGCGACCTCTGGGTCTTCTATTCGTGGTCTATCCATCAATTTGCTTTACCTTGATGAGTTTGCTTTCGTAGAAAGAGCATCTGAGTTTTATACGTCAACATATCCGGTGGTATCTGCTGGTAAAGATACTAAAGTCATTATAACGTCAACGGCTAATGGTATCGGCAATATGTTCTATAAAATATGGGAAGGTGCAGAGCAAAAAGTCAATGAATTTAATTCTTTCAGAGTCGACTGGTGGGATGTTCCGGGACGAGATAAAGAATGGAAAGCACAAACAATTGCTAACACTAGTCAATTGCAGTTTGATCAAGAATTCGGTAATACATTCTTCGGCACTGGTGATACCTTAATCGGTGCAGAAGCTCTTATGAAATTAAGAGCATCAAATCCAAAAGAGTATTTTGAAGGCGGAGATTTTCTTGTCTATAAACAACCTGTCAAGAAGCATGAATATATTATAACTGTTGATGTTGGAAAGGGAAGAGGTCAGGACTATTCTACATTTAACGTAATCGATATTAGCGTGGCGCCGTTT